CTCGGAAGCTCTGACGCCCGGCTGAAGATGCGGGCGGGCAGGAATATTCTGCTTTGGCGAACCGTTCTCGTTGATGTAGCCGATACCTGCGTTACCAAAATCTCCTTCAGCATCCTGACGCTCATCCCTGGCTTCCGGGATGCCCACCAGAACGTCCCTGTTAGTGAGGGTCTTAAGGGCTTCCAGAATGGCCTGCGCATTATCAGCGCGAATCGTTACGCCCGATCTCATAGCTGAACCCCGCCATAGCCGAAGAATTGCAGGTACTGCCAGAACTCCGCGCCGTAACGTGAGAAGTTCCAGAAGCCCGCGTCAGTATTCAGCGTCGAGCTGTTGTCGTAGCTTACGCTGACCTTGTCCACGGACTTTGACGAGACGACGCCACTGGTTGAACCGCCTGCACCGCCCAGCGCCCCGGCAGCCTTATCCGCCGCGTTAAGCACCATGTAGTGCGCAACGAACAGCTCAGCCAGATAAGGGAACATTTCTCCCATGGCGGAACCGTCAATCAGCAAATCAGCCAGGTTTAAACGGAAGTTGATTACAGCGTCGGGGTATCGGGTGGTGTCATCGAACTGAGGAAAGTCGCGGCGAAAATCACTTACTGTCGGCAGATTTCGGTTTCTTGACATTGCCTTCACCTTCCGGTGCGGTATTTGAAGCGGGAGCCTGAAGCGCCGCCAGCTGCGTGGTCAGATCAGCAATGGTCGCGTCCTTTTCGGTCACCGACAATTGCAGATCGCCGATGACTTTATCCTTGTCCGCCAGCTGTGTGGTCAGGCTGTCAATCTGCGCCTGAAACGCCTTGTCATCATCGCTGTTGCGGGCATCGCCGTTGACATCAGCGTGGGCAGTAACGAACCAGTGCCCCGCCACGCTTTCATCAACGGTGTACTCACCCGCCTCAAATCGCTGAGAGGTGCCATCACTGTGGGTAAAGTTAAACGGTGTATGAACGCGAATTTTTTTCTTAGCCATGTCGTTCTCCAGAAAGCCCCTTGCGGGGCCGGTTTAAATTAAATGCCGTCCAGATACGCCATGGTTTCCGGGTACGGTGACTCAACAGCGCCCAGCTTGCCGTAATAGGTGGTCAGCTGATAAATGCCGCGGTACTGAAGCGGTACATTCATCAGTGGCACCATCGGGAAGCGCACGTATTTCTTATCGTTGGTGTAAGCCACCATGCGATCGGAGCCGCCTACGCCAGCGCCTTCCAGCCATTTCACCGCGTAAATCTTCAGGGGTACGCCGTTCTGGTGGAATGCAATGGTGTTGTTCTGCAGATAGGTCAGCAGGGACTGATTACCTGCTTCAGATACAAGCCGCTGAGAAAGCAGCGCGAATGCCTTAGGTGGCAGACGCAAGTCACGCGGTACGATGGTATAACCCGACGCCAGCCAGGCATTGGTCAACAGCGCATTGATGGAGTCCAGAATTTCGGCATTGGTGGAGTCGGCCCACTTTTTGACCGCATTCGTCACGGTCGCACCGGTGTAGTTGAACAGGCCTTTTACGCCCAGCTGCGAATCACCGCGATAAACCTGCTCGTCGGTATCCATGTTCCATTTCAGCTGCATGCCATCGTACTTCTGCGTGTCAACCGGTCGGCCTACCTGAGCAGCGGCAGCCAGCTCGACTACCGTCCAGCCCAACTCCATGCCCCATAAGGTCAGTGGGAAGCCTTTGCGATCGATATCCAGATTGATACCAGCAATAGCGGTAGAGTCTTTGCCGATCCAGTTCTTACCGTTCGGATTTGGAGTACCAGCAGCTGCAAAGGTGGAATTGGTGAAAGAGCTGATGTCGTCCGCAATTGAAACGTCTTCGCGCAGCTGAATGTCGCGCGACCACGTATAACCCACCAGTGGCATATTTAGCGTCTGATCCAGACGCTCCAGCTCACCGACCAGGAATGCGCCAGCGCCGTCAACAGTGGCTTGGTCATAAGTAAACATATTTAGCGATTCCCTTAGATGTTGTAAGCGACTTCAGCGTTGCCGTTGGCATCGCCTGCGCCGGTGAATGTAGCGTTTGGCAGGATGACGGTTTCCCCGTCCACTGCTGCGCCAAGAATTGCCCCCAAGGGACTTGCGTCGGTAGGGTTAGCGTTGCGCACATAAACCGGCGCGCCTTTAGTGAGGTTTACAGCAGTGCCGCCGATGTTCACGGTCATATAGCCGCGCTTCATAACGTCGCCGGTAAAATGCTTACCGGTGCCAACCTGACGAACCATATCCGGGGTGGACGTGGTTGGGTAAGGACGCATATACAGGCCGGTAATAACGGTGGCCGCATCAGACGCTGCCAGCGGGATGAACTTGCCATCTGCGCTGTCTTTGCCAGCCAGGCCGTATGCACTGAAAGATTTTGCTGAGTCCAGAATAACCGGCTCTGCGGTCAGATCCTGAGGGCGTGAGATGCCCCCGGCGATGCCTACTGGCATCCGGTACAAATATGCAACCATGGGTTTTTCCCTTATTTATTCCAGTGGGCGTCGAAGGCTTTGTTCAGCGCAGCCGGTGAGTTTTTGTTGGAGCCGTCGTAGAACGAACCGCGTGAAGTGGTGACTGGTGCGCCATTGCGCAGCTTGGCAATTTCACTGGCCGACACGAAAACTGCGTCCAGTGTCGCTTTCGGCATTTTGGCAAAGTCAGGAGTAGCACCAACCAGCGGAGCCAGCAGCGCCTGACCTTCTGCAGTTTTAAAAGCCGTGTCCATGGTGGCACGCTTAAATGCAGCCAGTTTGCCACCCTCAGGCAGGCGCACGCCCGGCATGATCAGCTCGGCGCGGGATACAATGCCCTGATGGTAAGCGGCATCGTTTGTGGCTTTACGCTTTTCGTCTTCTTCATCCGGGTCAGAATCGGTAGTCGATGTTGAGGCCGGGTTGATAAGCTGCTGAACCAACAGCGCCAGCGCATCGACTTTCTTTTCAAGCTCACCGGTGCTCATGGTGCCAGCGTTTTCGCCATCTTCATCAGTAGTCAGGCCGCCAAGCTCTTTCTCTACAGGAAGAGGCTGGGCCGGGTTAATCGTGATATTTACTGCCCGAGCCAAATCAAGGCTTGGTTCGACCAGTTCTGCTGGAGCGTTATCAACCAGATCAGCCAGCGTATCCGCATCTCTGGTTTTAATTGCCCGTTTCAGCTGGGTTAACCAGCCCTGATTTTTGGTAGTCATGAATGTGCTATCTCCAATTGAACAGCGAATGCCTGCACGACCGTTGAGGACGCCCGCGCAGTGGTTACCGATAATTGTGTGTTGTCGGGCTTGCCCGGCGCCCTGCTGCTCATACTCGGCGTCGTAACCCATAGAAATTTGTTCCAGACCATCCATTACTTTCTGAATGGCTTCAGCGGTTTTGATGTGAATGTCGCATAGCATTAAATCTGTTTGGTCACCCGCACCGCGCCGGACGTTCTGTATATGCCCGTGCGAGTGCTCGCGCCAGTTGCCGGGGTTAACCATGTCTTTGGGATGGCCCAGCGTGAACGCCATGCCTTCGAATGAAGCCAGTGTTTCAGGCCGGAATACTTCGTCAGCATCGCGGATAACGACTATCTCGCCGTCCTCATCACCGTTGATGCCGGGCAGTTCGCTTTCGTCGTATACCTGTGCGCCGGTGCGTGCGATAGGAACGTCTTTGCACAGCAGGGAGCCATCGGCCATCTCATAGCGAGTGTTGCCTAATCGGGTCGTAAAAAAATATTGCATTACTTACCACCACTAATGTAATTATTAAGTTTTATTCATGCATTAAATCGACGGAGGTTCTAATGGATCTGACCGGTGGGTGTAGCAAGGGAGCTATTTTTGTAACCTTTATAAGTACGCTTTTGTATGTTGGCCTGTTCTTAACATTTAAATGGTTAGAGTGGCCTCTAGGAGTGATTTTCCTGAATGCGGCGTATGCTCTTTTTGTAGGCTGTGCAGTTGCTTACGATAGAAAAGAAAAATTTGAAAGTAAGGCAGACGCTCAATTTGTAACCTTTGGCACCGCCATTGCGCCAATTACAGTTGCAACTATGGATGCAATGTTTGCCATGGCTGATGCTCCTGAGCACATATCCATCAAGTTAGCTGCACTATTTATGATTGGCACAGTTGCATCCGGCCTTTTTATGTTCTGTTTAGCCTTAATTGCGTTAGTAATTCTTCAGGACCGGTTTAAGGAAAAACAACTTCGCAATAGCAGCGGCAGTTAGGAAATTGACCGGCGTGTCCGGTCATACCGTCAAGCGTTGGGGGATTGGCCCACTCCACATACTGGCCGCTCATCTGAGCATGAGAGTGGCGCACGTCGCTGTCCTCTGAAGTGCGCCAGATGTAGCCGCGTGATCCAATGGAGGTAGAGCGCGCCTGGGTGATTGCAGTTGATGCCCGCCCTATCTCCGTGCGGGCAATGGTTCGCGCCCTTGCCTCAGTCACTTGGCCGGTTCGCCTAATTTCATCCTTCAGCGCGCTGGAGCGCTTACCGGACACCACGGCTTCAATCGCCTGATTGTGAATGTCGTAAACGCGGTCGGCGGCTTCGAGCGGCAGTGACTTGAATAGCTTCACCTGCTCTTCAATGATGCTGCGGGTAACCTGCCCCTGACTGCCAGCCATCAGGTCGCGTAGACCGGTAGAGATTTGCCAGGAGCGCTCACGCCACACAGCATCGTCGGCAATCTCCAGCGTGCTGATGAGGCGCTTTGATACCACCTCAGACCACGGCTCAATCAGGTCAGCATAGCGATCGAGCCTGTCCATGATGTCTGTTACGCTGTCATTTGAACCATCGTAAGAACCCTCGACTATTGCCCCGACCGCCTGCGCTATCTGTCGTAGCTGTGTTCCCAGCTGCCTCTCGGCGCGCTTCAGGTTGGGCGGCTTCGACGCTGTCGAGGTCTTTTTCGGTCGGCGGCGGGAGGTCACTGGCATTATCTATATCCTCGTCGCTGATGGTTGCCCCGATACCGGTGATACGGGCCGTTTCCTGCAGGTGCATAGCGCCCGCCTTATCTGTCATAAGACCCGCTTCAACCGCTTTGACCGTGGCATCAACCACTTTCACCGCAGTGTCAGCGCGCTCGCTGTCCGGCGTTTGCCAGAGCTCGTTAAATTCGAAGGAGAAGTCATCCGGCAGCGGTTCAGAAAACATGCTCATGTGCAGGACTTCGTACAGCCGGCGGATCGGGCGCCTCAGCTTGCGTTCCTGCTGGGTGGACACGTTGTCGTAATAGTTGGCGAGGTCAGTATCACCCGTTGAGAAGCCAGCCGGTGACTGGCCGAACAGCCGAACGAGAGGGATACCGAACGCACCAGACACCTGCTGACCGAATTGCGCCAGCACATCACTCAGCCCGGCATACGAATAGGTGTGCGCCTCGAACTTGTCGTCGGCGTCCATAATCGTCATACCTTCGTTGCTCTGGTACTGGCGGATCATGTCCATATGCGACATCAAACCTTTGAAGGCCGGATTGTCTTTACCCATCGCCAGCAGAGAACGTAGCCCCTTAATGCTGTATGTGCGCAGATGCGCTTTGTAGATGAGCTGCGCAACGCCCTGCGTCGTGGAGTCGAATGCCATCAGACGATCGAAACAGCGCTCAATCACCGACATGCCCCAGTCGTTTTCCGTCAGGCGTTGCTGGTAAGGAAGCGGAATGCCGTCAAAACGAATCAGGCGTGAATGATGGATACGCCACGGCGGGATGCCGGTTGCCGACGTCACCACGCGGTAAAACTCAGGCATGCCAAAGTCAGGGCCAAGCTCCGTCACGCGGCGCTCAGTGGTTGCGTTCAGCATCCACCTGTCCATAACCATGATGCCTTTGAAGGAGTCCTTGGGGATGGTTTCGATACGCAGTGGCGTTGAGTAGTTCTGCCCGTCAATCAGGATAACGCCAACAGCGCCGCCATAAAGCCTTGCCCATTTCAGCGTGTCGTTGAGGTGCTCCCAAAGCCCAAAATCATCCCACTTGTTATCAAGCTGCTTCTTCACCCCGTCGTCGAGCTTTGAGGTGATGGTGACGCCCTTGCGGGTCATGTCATCAGGGATGGCATCAACGCCAGCGCCAACCAGCCATGAAGAGCGGTAGGATTGCTCAATCAGCAGCCGGTTGCGTGACGTCCAGTTGTTCTTATATGTGCCTGCGCCGGACTGATTCGACTCATTAAGGCCGACGCGGGCAACGAAGTTTTCATAGCTGTCACGCGTTGGTACAGGCTGCGACATGCTTTTGGTTTCTGACATACTCAGCCTTTCCCAAGTTGCGCCCAGGTGCCGAGGCTGTCTGAGCTGGTGATATAGCCATCAAGGCCGTAGCGAATGGCGTCTATGCAGTGGTTAAACTTATCGACGATGATCGGCAGGATGTCGCCAGTCTTCTTGTCCACCTTGTAGGAGTAGTGCCGGAACTCATCAGCGGTGTGCTTGCAGCGTTCATGAATGATAATTTCCTC